GCCGTTAGACCCAAGGGCAGCTTGCGTCGGGACATTGCCCGTAGAGGCGCTGAAAGGCACTTCCCATACCTTCGTGCCGTCGATCAGCACCGACCCGCCCAGCGTCGAGGACAGCGTGACAATGCCGAAGTCCGCGTTCTGCTGGTTCCAGCGCGTGTCCGCGTCAATCGTCAGCGACCCGCCGTTAATCGTGATGCTCTCACCATCCAGCAACCCGCTAATCGCGGCACTGTCATAGTTGACTGTGGTTGTGATGGTTTGGTTTGCCAAGGTTCGTCCTAGCTGTAAGCAATGCTGGTCAGGTCGGAGCCGGTATAGGCAAGGGTTTTCGTCAGATCGATCCCGCCCGGCGTCGAGCCCGACAACACAATCGATGTCAGGTTGCCGCCGGAATAGTTGAGGGTCTTGGTTATGCCGTTCGCATAGGCAATCGACGTTAGATCGCCGCCCGAATAGGTGAGCGCCGCGTTTTCCGCAGACAGGTTTTTCGACACGGTTTCAAACGAGGCATGAAGACTGCCGCCGCCTCCACCGCCTCCGCCGCCGCCCCCGCCGCCACCGGCACCACCGTCCCGAATGATCGCATTGACAGCCTGCGCCACCAGACGCGGCCAATCGGCGCGGTTGTAGGTCTCGGGGATTGTTCTAATCACCGCAACGCCCCCGCCGAAGCCTCAATTACCGCGCCGTTGATGTAAGACCAATCGTTGTCCGCAATCGAAACGCCGACATTGACGAACTTGCCGCGATGCTGAAGCGGGATCCGGCCCGATGCCTGCAAATTCGCTCCCGTGCGGGTTTCCACCGTGTCACCTTGGCGCTGCGCAGTCCGCACCGTGGCCGTAATCCCCGCCACCGCATCCGTATCAGGCCAGATCGCCCGAAACCTTGCGCCCTGCGCGCCGAACATCGGGAATTGTGCCGTCTCCAAGTTAGCCGTGAGCAAGGTCGAGCTCGCCAGCACACCCAAAATGCCCGATTGCACGATATACAGCGTCGGAGCACCGCCCTTGAAGCGCGGATCGTCCAGGCTAATCGTCATAGCGTCAATGTTAGGGAACGCCGCAGAGACCTGCTCTAGCGTTTGGCTGTTCTCAAACCCTGCAAAGATGCCATCGACGCCCAATTCAAGCACCGTGGCGCGGTCTAGCACCCAATTGTAAACCCAGACTTTACCCGGCACGCCGGGAATGGCCCAACAAACCAGCGTGCGCTGCGGATCAACTGCCGCATATACGCGCTCGAACTCATCCCCCAAAGCCGCGCGAAACGACTTGTCGAATTTCTCATTCCCGATAGGCCGAACCGCCTGCCCGTCATCAATGGCGATAAACCCACGGTCAGACAGACAGAACACCGTGCGCCCCGCCTTGGCAATTGAACCCTTGGCAGCACATCCGAAGTTAGGCGTAATTTCGTCAAACTGAAACGGCAGGTTTGCGTCACCCGTGAGCGACATACGCACAAGGCGCTGGCGCTGCAAAATCACGCCGAACTCGCCGCCCGCAAGGCCCATGATCTCGCCGCCGGTAAGCATGGGCTGCTCGCCTGCCTGATTGAACCCCAGCGTGTTGCCGGTGTGATCCTCAAACGCGCTCCAACGCACCATAAGCACGTCGCCATTGGCCTGCGCATAGACAACGTGCGGGCCGATAACATCAACGTCAATTGCAGTCGGTGCGCCTGCCAAAGCCGCCGCAGTCCCCGCCGTTAGATTGACTGCTTGCGTTGCCCCGCCGTTAACCGAGATGACAAAATCGCCAAACTGCGCAAAGCGCCAACGGTTTGTCACGGTCAGACCGGAACGCAAGCTTGACCACGCCCCCGCTGAGAGCCGCGAGAGCGTCGTTGCAGTCCCCGCCAGTAGATACGCCGTCCCGTTGGTCGAGATAGCACTGTAGCCCCCTAGAAACGCCGATGGCAGGGCATTAGACACGGCAGTGAAGGCAGGGACAGCGCGATAACCATTCGGCGCGGGCAAGACGTTCTTTGCGGTCACCAGCCTGTCAGCGCCAACCGGCAATTGATCGGGCAGGAACGCGCCAAACGCCAGAGGCTGCATTAGATGCGCGCCCCGGCAACTTGCGTCACCAGCGCTGGCGTTAGCGGGCTTGCGCCCCAACGCGCCTTGCGGCCCGCTGCATTGATTTGCTCAATAAGCGCCGTGGCGATGCCGAGGTTATCGGTTGCACGGTCGCGGTCGCCCGTCTTGCCAAACAGGATCGCAAGCGTCTGGTGCAGATACAGGTCAGGGTAGTCCCGAAGCAGCCAGTTCGTCGGGTTGTTATCGGTCAAAGGCGTAAGCTTGGCGTAGTAAAGCAGGGTGATGGAAGCATCGCCCACCGGCCCAATCACAAGCCGCATATTCTCGATTGCGTATGCCTGCGGGGTGCCTGAGCGCCCCAGATACAGGTTGCGCAGACCAGCAGGCGACATCGATCGCAGCGGGCTATCCGGCGAGCCTTCCTGATACACCGAGCGCAGCGCAATGAAGTCTGCGGGTAGGTCGGTCGCTTCGCCTGTCACAGCAAGGTCGGTTTCGGTTTCCATCTGCGGCGCGCGGATTTGACGATTGAACATCGCTTCGGCGCGGCCAATGGCCCGGTAAATCTTGTCCAGCGGATACCCGCTGTCATCCATCTCATCCCGAATTTCTTCGATAAGCTGGGTGATGTTGCTGATATAGCTTTCGGGATCGGTGGGGAACGCAATGCTGCTCATAGCTGTATCCTCGCCATCCCCGGAACTAGGTATCTCCAGTCGCTATCCATGAGCTTGCGCATCACACGCTGCGTCATTTCAGGATCGGGCGACCAAATATCCACGCCCTCTTCGACAAGCCATTTCATGCCGACCGACGCGGGGATGTGGCCCACGTGCCAAAGGTCTTTGCCGACCTTGTGGGTGTCAGCGCGCTTGTTCTCTTCGATAACCGCGCCGCCGGACACGTCCTCGTATTTGACTTCGACAGCGTCATCATCAAGCGGGTTGGAGCGGATTGACTTGCGCAGTCCGTTCCAAGAGCCGTCATCAATGACTTCCCAAGTCACTCGGCCAGACCCTTGGCCTTCAGGCTTTCGCCGTCCGCAGCGTCAAACGTTGCGCCAACCGGCAGGAACCCACCTTCGCCGTCATGGATCGCGTCGGCGACCTTGACCTTGAGCGCGCCGGTTTGTTCGGCCTTGCGAGGCCGTCCGCGTTTCGGTTCAGTCATGTTGGTTCCTCAAAAGGAATGGGCGGGAACCCGAAAGCCCCCGCCCACATTGCTTAGCTGAGGTCGGCAACCACGCCCGACGCAGCCTGATTGAGGCAGCGCAGCGCGACTTCCGCATACATCCCGCGACGTTCTGCAAGGCCGGTCTTGGCAAGCGGAACAATCTTGAGAGCGTCACCGATGCCCATATCCCAATATTCGGGATCGACAATCAGCGCATCACGGGCCGAAGCGAAGCGGTCAGGCACGAACTGCACCGAACCGAAGTCCGACACGTAAACGTCCGCACCGGCCACGATGGTCAGCTTTTCGTTGCCAGCTTCACGGCGCTGCTGTGCAAGGCCCGCGAACGCAGCAGAAGCCATCTTCTGGGTGCCGTTGGTGATAACCATTTTCGGGTTACCGCCATTGTTCCAGACCGCCTGAAGCACGGTCTTCAGCAGCGTTTCGGTGTAAGCGCGCTGGGTGCCGTTGGTGGCAGCCGCAACGATACCCGCCGAGAAGCCGCCGTTGGAACCCGAACCGCCACGCGACACGTTCGAGGTCAGCCACGCCAGCGCACCGGCAGTCTGACCAGCCACCGAAGCGGTTGCAGCCACCGAAGCCGAGTTGGCGCAGAAGCGGGTTTCCATGTCGCGGCGAATTTCACGCCCCGCCTTCATGGTTTCACGCGCCAGTTCCGAACGGCGACCAGCCTTGTTCGTCCACTCGACAGTCGAAGAGGCCGAGATGACCTTCTTGAAAATCTGAGTGTGCGTGCCGACGCGGATGGTGTTCGGGCGGTTTTCGTTGTCCAGATCGTCACCCTGGATGGTGGCGTTGGCACCGTTGGCAGCGACAAGGCTGTCGGTCTGCCATTCGGTGTAGGTGTGGTTGACCGACGAGGTGCCGATGGCGTTCATGAACGGGGTTTCGTCCGGGAACAGTTCGGCAATCTTGTCAGAGAGGTCTTCCCGAACGCCGACACGTGCGACGTTCTGGATGGTATTGGCGGGAACAGCCATGAGGAAAAATCCTTCTAAGGGAGGGTCACCGCTTCACAGCGGGGATGAGTGAAACTTACAGATAACCAGCGCGTTCGAGGTAATCGGCCATTGCGGCAGCCTCAGCGTTGCGGTCTTTGCCGCCCCTGACTGACTTCAACCGCTCGAACGACTTGGCCGTGTTGCCGCGCCTCGTATCACCGTGGGGCGCAGAACCCGGCTTTATCGACTTGAACTTGCCCGTGCTCTTGTCACGGACACGATCATTCGACTTTGCACGAATACGTGCCAACTCTTCGCTGTCAGCCTTCCATTGGGCGGCTTGAGCGAGAGCTTTAAGATCGCCCGCATCCATGTTTTCGGCCAAGTCCGATTGGTCGTAACCCAGATCAGCAGCCACCGAAAAGGCGGTTTTGATATAGGCGTCACGGGTTGCCGGATCGGCAATTTCAGGGATGGTCAAAAGCTGCTGGTCGCGCGCTTGGATGCGTGCTGCCTTGGCTTCGGGCGTCTCGTGTCCGATTGTCGCTACTTGCTGCGCGAATTGGTCGTGCTGGGCTTTGGCGTAATCGTAATTGGCCTTGGCGTGCTGATATGCGCGAATGTCCCCGTAATTAGCGGGGTCAGGCTCGGCGGGGGCAAATGCGCCCACGACTGCCTTCAGTTGTTCGGCAAACACGGCTTCGGCCTGCGCATTGGCTTGGGCTGCTTTCGCTTCTGCTACTCGCTGGGCCTCGGATGCGCGGGTGGTGGCTTCCTGCACCTGCTGGTTGCGGCGGGTTTCACTTGCGGCCCATGCCTGCTGGGCTTCCGGGGGAAGCTGCGCAAAGACCTCTTTTTCCTCCGCATTGAGGCTGACAGGCGGAGGGATGGCCGGTTCATCCGGTTCCTCGCCTTCGTCATCCTCGCCCTCGGCTTCGTCCCCATCGTCAGCTTCGTAATCGTCGCTGTCTTCGGGTTCTTCGCCGGTAGGTTCTTCTTCGTCCTCGAACGGGTTTCCGTCCGCGAACAATTCCTGTTCAAACGCCGCCGCCTTCTCTGCCATGCTGACAGGAACGCTCGCGGCTTCCGAACCAAAGCTCGAATGGGCCATGAGTTTTATTCCTTGGTTAACGTCTCACGACGTGGTGGTTTGCCCACTAGGGGCGGCTTAAACGCTCTTGCGCGGCATTCCCGCGTCAACGTGTCCGGCTTGCTTGGCTGCAATCTTGCCGTTCTGCACAACGCCGCGCACCTTCTGCTCCAAACGGCGCAGGTTGCGGTCAGCGGTTGCCCAGTAGTAAATCTTGTCGGTGTCGCGCGGATCGAGTTCAGCCGCCGCCTCAAACGCCTCACGCCGCAGCGCCGCGATCATGTCGGCAAGCCCGCCTTCCTCGTGATAGAACGCTTCCCAACGCTGGCCGCGTGCCACCGCATCAGGCGATGCAAACCGGCGCGCTTCGTCAAGCGGCACAATGTCGAAACGGTCGCACAGCCACAGGACAAGCATCACCGCCAGATTACGCATCCAGCCTGCCCCCGGCGCGATTGTCAGCCATATCAACCTTCAGACGCGCCTCAATGCTCGCCTTCATCACAGCAAGCCGCGCTTCGGTCTCGGCCTTAAACTGCGCCAAGTCCAACTGCCCGCTGATCTTGGCCGCTTCCAATTCCATGCGGCGCTCCATCTCAAACACCCGCATCTCGGCATCAAACTGCGCCTGCTCGCGCTTCAGGGCCATTTCCTGCTCGACCTTGACCATCTCAGGATCTTGCTCCGGGCCTTCCTGCGCCTGCTTTTCCGCCATCTGCTCGGGGTTGAACATGAAGTCGTCACCCTGACCAATGCCAGTGTCCCGCGCTATGCCATCCATCCACTTGAAGGCGTGTTCAGGGCCAGCCAAGCCTTGCTCGATCGCCAGCGTCATCGGCTGATACAGCGCCATCCGTGCTTGAATGCGCTTTTCCTTGCTGCCCGTCCCCAAGCCGACACGCGGGCGAATGTGCATCTTATCCGGCCATTGCGACGGGTCAATCTGCCGC